CCACCTCGGGGGTAAAGACAATCACCACCAATGGGGTGGCGATTGACCGAGTGCTAGTTTTTAATGGCATAGGTGGCACGTGGTCGCTGCAAGACGCACTTGCTATGGGGACCTCCCGGACTCTCGGGCTGTACGCGGGAACACTGACCACTAACGGGTACAACGTAACGTGCGCCCGATTTAATGCTGCTGCTAATGTGGCGCTGGCAAACAGAACTCTAAATATGGGAGCCAGCACGTTTACCTGCGCCGGAACTTCGGGCACTACCTCTTCGTGGTTCGTGGAGAACGGTGCTTACACACTGACAATTAATGCAGGCACTTCAACGATTGTCCTTTCGGAGCCATACACCGGTTTATCTACGCAGAATTTTGGCGGCAGTACGCTGGCGGGGGATGCCTTCACGTTCTACAACCTCGTGTACACCGGGGCCCAGCCCAGCATCATCACGGGCAACAACACCTTTAACAGCATTACGGTGTCCGCGTATCCCATGGCACTGTCGTTTGACCCCGGCACAACGCAGACCGTCAACCAATTCAACGTGTCGGGAACGTCGGGCAACAACACGGTGCTGGCAAGCACTACCCCCGGCTCGCAGTGGTACCTCGCCAAAAACACAGGCTCCAAAGTACTGGTGAGCAACTGCACGATCTCTGATTCGGCGGCCTCGCCTGCTGGATATTGGTTTGCCCCCACCAGTCAGGGCAACGTCAATGGTGGCAACAATACGGGCTGGAACTTTGTCAGCGATGGGCAAAACAGCGGGTTCATGCTTCTGATTTAAGGACGACCATGCCCCTAAAAAAGATTCTGCTCAAGGCGGGGGTGAACCGGGAAAACACCCGGTACACCACTGAGGGCGGCTGGTATGACTGCGACAAGATTCGCTTTCGCCAGGGAACACCGGAAGTGATAGGGGGGTGGATTCGCATTTCCTCTGCCATTTTCCAGGGCATCTGCCGTTCGCTCTGGTCTTGGGTCACCCTTCTTGGGACTGCGCTTACCGGGGTGGGCACCAACTTGAAGTTTTATGTTGAAGAGGGGTCCGCCTATTACGACATCACGCCTTTGCGGGATGCAGAGACGCTCACCGGTCCGTTTACGGCCACTACAGGCAGTTCGGTCATTGCGGTCAGTGATGTCGCACATGGTGCCAGCACGGGGGATTTTGTCACCTTCTTTTCGGCAACCGGGCTAGGTGGGGCGATCACTGCTGCTGTCCTGAACAAGAACCACCAGATTACGGTAACTGGGGCAGACAGCTACACCATCGATGTGGGGGTGAATGCCACGGCAGGCGACACAGGCAACGGGGGAACCGTGTATGCGGCCTACGAAATTGGCGTGGGCCCTGCAATATCAGTGGCCCTTACCGGTTGGGGCGGGGGCACGTGGAGTTCGGGCTCTTGGGGGTTTAGCAGCCCTTCTCCACAAAATATTCGGCTGTGGAGCCAAAGCAATTTTGGGGAAGACTTGTTGCTTAGCTATCGCGGGGGGCCCATTTATTACTGGGATTCCACCAACACTGTACAGGGCCTTGCTTGCACGATCACGGTGGCAACTCCTGCGGTGGTGACGACTACCTCCCCCAAAGAGAATGGTGACATCGTTATTTTGTCCACCACCGGGGTGCTTCCCACAGGTCTCGTCCCTGGGCAGCCTTACTATGTAGTGGCTACTACGGGGCTGTCGTTTAGCTTGTCCCTGACGCAAGGGGGCGCGGCGATTGCCACAACGGCTCCTGGTTCTGGAAGTATCCGTATTTCTCCGCGTGCAGTTGCCTTGACCTCCATGACGGGGGCCAGTGATGTGCCAACGGTACAGAATTTTATTCTGGTCTCAGATACCAGCCGTTTTGTGTTTGCGTTTGGTGCCAACGAAATTGGCACCACTGTTCAGGATCCGATGCTGATCCGCTGGTCGGGTCAGGAAGACTTTTTGCAATGGGCGCCTGCGGCGACTAATCAGGCAGGCTCGGTGCGCCTGTCGCATGGCTCAACCATCGTCACAGCCATTCAGACTCGCCAGGAGATTGTGGTTTTCACGGACTCCTCGCTGTACTCACTCCAGTATCTAGGTCCCCCGTTCGTGTGGGGCTCGCAGCTCCTGGGGGACAACATCTCGATTATTGGCCCCAACGCAATGGCGGTGGCCTCTAACGTGGTGTTCTGGATGGGCATCGACAAGTTTTACATGTACGACGGCACGGTCAAGACCCTGCGCTGCGATTTGCGCCGTCATGTCTACAACAACATCAACCTTGCCCAGGGTGCGCAGGTTGTGTGCGGCACCAACGAAGGCTTCAACGAAGTCTGGTGGTTCTACTGTTCTGCGAACAGCACGACCATCGATCTGTATGTGACCTACAACTATGCCGAGGACGTGTGGGCGTATGGCACGATGGGGCGCACCGCGTGGCTGGACGTAGGCATCAATAGCTACCCCTTGGCGGCAACGTATAGCCACAATCTTGTTTCGCATGAGTTTGGCATTGATGACCAAGAAACCAGTACTCCGATGCCCATCCATGCCTACATCACTTCTGCGGAATTTGACATTGATGACGGCCACAACTTCGCCTTCATCTACCGCGTCCTGCCGGACCTTACTTTCCGTGGGTCTACCGCAAATTCGCCACAGGTGACGATGACGCTCAAAACACTGCGTAATTCGGGATCAGGCTACACAACCCCTGGTTCTGTAGGTGGGGAAGATCATCGCAGCGTGACACGCACCGCTGTGCTGCCAATTGAGCAGTACACCGGTCAAATTTACACGCGCGTGCGCGGGCGTCAGATTGCGATGAAGATCGAGTCCAACCAACTTGGCACCACGTGGCAACTTGGTTCTCCGCGTATTGACATTCGCCCGGATGGCAGGCGCTAACACATGACACTGATTGTTACTTCACAGTATGAACTCAATCGAGTTACTGCGCCACGGCTGCCTGATGCCCCAGGGCAGTATCAACAGCAGTATCATGATCAGTTCGCCAACGTGTTGCGCCTGTATTTCAACAGGTTGGACAATCTTTTAGGGCAGCTCATGGCTACTATGGAAACCATCCCTGTTTCAATCGGCGGCACCAACGTAGACGCTTTTGGGCGGGTGCGGGTCAGCCAGCCCTACACCCTGTTTGACAGCCAGAACCGTTACGCGGCGGACAATCAGTTTGATGTAGCAACGACGGGGACAGGCACCACAACCTTTTTGTCCAACGAGGCTGCGGTCAAGATGGAGGTCACTGGCGCGGGCGTGGGCTCGGTCATCCGCCAGTCCTATCGCTCTTTCCCCTATCAACCGGGCAAGGGACTGCTGGTGCTGATGACGTTTGTGATGGACAGCAGCCAAAGCCTAAACCTCACTCAGCGCGCGGGCTATTACAACGACAACAACGGCGTGTTCTTCCAGCGGGTGGATGGAACTTACTCATTTGTGCTTCGGTCCAGTTCAACACCTACTCCCGGCACCCCAAGCGATGTACGCACGGTTACGCAAGCTAACTGGAACGGGGACAAACTTGACGGTACTGGAGCCTCGGGGCTAACCCTTGATCCGTCAAAAGCGCAGATTTTGTGGATGGACTTTGAGTGGCTGGGTGTGGGCTCCGTGCGCTGTGGTTTCATCATCAACGGCGAGTACATCGTCTGCCACACCTTTGAGAACGCCAACGATATTACTAGTGTCTACATGACCACGGCTATTTTGCCGGTACGTTACGAAATCAGTACTGTTACTTCGGCGGTTGCTGCGTCCATGAAGGCCATCTGTTGTTCGGTGGTTTCTGAGGGCGGCTTTGAGCAAACGTCCATCGACCATGTGGCGCGGCGCACCACAATCCTGACCACTATTGGGACGACGTTCCTGCCGGTGGTCTCGATCCGATTGGCGGCAGGCCGCACCGGTGCCGTAGTGCTCCCCAACCGCGTCCAGGTGTTGCCGACGACCAGCCAAAACTACGAGGTGGCTCTGGTCAAGAACCCCGCCACCCTGACAGGGGCAACTTGGGCGGCTACGGTGCCTTCGGATTCCAATGTGGAGTTTGATGTTGCAGCCACCGCCATGACGGGTGGAACGATTGTCCAGACCGACTACGTCACAGCCTCTGGTGCAGGCGGGGTTGGACCGACTAGCACTGCTACCGGATACAACTTTGATCTCCAATTAGGCGCCTCAATTGCCGGAACAAGTGACATTTACACGGTGGCAGTCCGGACGGTTTCCGGAGCCACCACTGGTGATGTTGTGGGATCTTTGTCTTTCTACGACCTGACGCAATAACGACCAAAAACAAGCCTCTCATGCTACGATTTACCCACTCTCTCGCCTCTCAAAGGAGCCGTCATGGCCGCTGAAGACCAAGGCATCATGTCCCTTCCGATGGAGGGCGAGGCCGCTTCCCAAAATATGCCCCAAATGCCGCTGGGGGAGTCCTATGATGCGGTCCGGCAGGGCCTGAATAATGCCTCCCCGCAAGCTGCTGCCGATGTGCAGCAACTCATGCAAAGCATCATGCCGCAACTGGATCAGTTGTCGGATGAGCAGTTAGAGGCCTTCCTGCAAGCAGTCCAGTACCTGTATGAAGGTGGCGAAGAACAGTACGCCAAACGTCTACAGGAAGCAATTGATTCCGGGATGCTGGATCAGGGTGATCTGCCCGAGGACTACGACCCGGAGTTGCTTTCGGCCATTGGCACGGTGCTGCTCCAGGCCATCCAGCAGCGCCAAGGCGGCGCGCAGATGCAGGCGATGGAGCCCCCGGTGCAGCAGTTTGCCCGGGGAGGCATCGCTGAGGCTGCCCGGATGGTGGCTTCCAAAGGCCGCAATGGTGACACCATGCTGGCGCACATCACGCCGGAAGAGGCCCGGCTGCTGAAAAAGCGTGGCGGGTCAGGCACCATCAACCCCGAGACGGGGCTGCCTGAATTCTTCTTAAAGAAAATCTTCAGCGCAGTCAAAAACGTTGTCAAGAGCGTAGTCAACACCGTCAAAAAGGTGCTTAAAAGCCCCGTTGGAAAAGTCTTGGCGACTGTGGCACTTGCCACGTTCCTCGGCCCGGGGGCCTTTGGTATTCAAGGCCTTGGGCTGCAAACCGCCATAGGCACGGCGGGCACGCTGGGGCTTGCCTCCGGCGCGGTTACGCTGGCATCTGGGGGAAGCCTTAAACAGGCGCTCATGGCGGGCGCCACTGCCTATTTTGGCGCTCCTGGCGGCGTGGTATCCCAATATGTGGGGGGTGCCGTTACCAACGCAGCGGCCAACGCCGCCATCACGGCGGGCATTGTGGGAACCGGTGCGGGGCTGCTGACCGGGCAAAAGCTCTCCAATGCGGTGAAACAAGGATTGACCGCTGGTGCGACCAGCGGTCTGATGACGGGCATCACTCAAGGATTTGGTTCGCAAATTCAGCCCCCGGAAACTAATTTG